AGTCATTGCCTCTTGAAAGTTCATTAGTGGGACTCCTGTAAGCGTTTGTGCTCTTCACGCGACATTTGTATCCCATGCCTTAGTGCTAAATTAAACCCCTGAATAAGCTCTTCTAGTTCTATTCCGAAGGTAGTGGATAGCTTGTCTATAATCGTAGCTGCAACCATGGTCCCGGGAGACATGGCGATATGAATAAACAGTTGTTCGTCTCCCTCGAATTTATGGGGATCTAATGCTCGGGTGCAGTCGTTTAGGAAATTGTTTATTAACCCCACAAGCTTTTGGGTAATCTCTTCGTGTTCTTGTTTCAATGCTAAATCCTTAAGTGGCATAAGTTATGCGTCATAATCTATGGCGCGTCAGAAGGGGACGTCGCTATCCTCATCCGAGAGCGGTATTTGTTGCATTGGTGGGCGCGAGTAGTTGCCTGCACTTCCCGCACCATTAGATGACTGCGACGTCTTCTTAACATAATCTTCAACTTTGTTCTTGTCCGGGTACTTAGAGCCTGGTGCTTTTCCTTGTAACTTATCTTCGGGAATAATTCTACCCTCTTCAATGGCTATTTTTACTCTAACGCTTTTGCCTTGTAGGAGGTCTGAGCAAAGTTTTCCGTTCTTATACTGATCCATTACTCCCGCGGACTCCGCGCAATGTATGGCTTTCCACATCATTTTTTTGGTGAAGACCAGGAAGTCACGAACAGAGTGAGGCTTGCCCTCTTGGTCGTAAACTGATAGGGTCATGTCCATCATGGGGTTTCCACTGTTGCTGGATGTGGTGTCCGTTGACTTCTCTATTACGGCATCATATTCGCCTACGGGCAATAGTTGGAAACGTTCTTGCATTGCTTCTACCTCATCCATTGGCGTGTAGTTAAACATTTTTTAATCTCCTATAAATTATTTTAATAAGCAATATACATATATCTGCCACAACGCTTCCCATAACGCCGCTTATCGCAGCAACAACAACTATAGCTGCAAGGCTCATTATTACTCCCCCTTAATTTTTGACTGTAAGTGGTCGATGCACTTTATAATTACCTCTTCTGGCATCTCCTCAAAGCTCATTGAGTTTGATTTATCAAGCCATTTATCAACCGTATCTTGCGGCACTCTTAGCAATTCTACAATCCTTTTAAGTTCAGTAACTTGTTCTTGTGTAGCAATTTTTTCTGGCTTTGCTTCTTTCTCAAGTATCTCCCTGCCATATCTTTTTGCTATTTCATTGTAAGAAAACGGGAAAGATTCCCCGTCTGCAAAGGCTGGCACACGAGATTTCTTTACTATCCCCACTCTTTCCTTTCCTCTTTTCTGAACTTCAAATACGAGATCAAATAAAAAATCTAGCTTTCTGTACCCATCATAAGTCTTGCCCAATACTGCAAGGTTTTGGCCATATTCATTCTTACTATGGCATGTAAGCACCACATTGCAGTCTAAACGAAGCAATAAATTGAGCAATTGTTTCATTTTCTTGTTACTATGCGCATAATGCCGCCCAAAATCGGAACCCACGGCTTTCTCAGACTTCTCTAGAAGGTCGTTGTACAATGTAGTAAGAGGGTCTATTACCACGGTTTGATAGTCATGCTTTTCAGTCAGCAGTGACTTTATTTCCTGAACCAATTCGTCAAAATCTGTTGTCTGGAAAACTGCCCCTCCGTTTTCGTTGATTGTGTCAACGTACTGATCGTTCACGCTTCCTTTTTCAGTATCTATTAGATAAACTTTTGGGAAAGATATACAAGCAGTTGTCTTTCCCGATCCCGCATCTCCATAAAACAAAGCCTTTAATCTTTTCTCTACCTTCTCAGGTTTAACGCCTCTTAAAGCCATTTTTACATCTCCGCTTGTTATGCCCATTTAAAGGCTTAAATAAATTCCAGATGCGCTTATAAGCTCCTTATAAGCGTGTTATAAGCGTGTTATAAGCGTGTTATAAGCGCATGAAGCATTTATCTTTCCCCACTTTCCATGGCATCAATATGGTCAATGGCCGCCTGTCTTGCTTCTTCTTCCGTTTCAAACCATTCATCAGATTCCCTAATTATTGTGAGCAGTGTGGGCTTGTAGTCTGGGTCAAATATTACATATACCCATACGTCCTCGTCAGGCAAAACCTCAAACTCGTAGTAACTGTATTTCTCAATCATTACACCTTCCTCCATTCAACGTCACCGGACTCTCTTGACTGAACAGCACGATAACCATTCTCATTCATAGAGCCCTCAAGGCAATCATGGCATGCGTCATCAAGTATTTTCTGAAGGTCTTTCTCAAAGTGGACAATGATGTTTTTACAGGCAATCTCAGCAAACGCTTGGCGAGTCCTTTGGCAATCGTTCTTAAGCATTGCAAGTAAGGCGCATGTGAAATCGTTGTCTATGGAGTAATCGTTGCCGTTTAGGCAATCAGACCAATCCCTGTCGATATACTCAAGGTATAAACGGGAGAGTTCTTTCTGGGCGTATTCAGGCAATTGTGAAAATGTAACATTGTAGCATTCCGACTCAAATTTGCCGTATTGAAGTACTAGCTCTTGGGCGTAGAAATGTAAGTCTCTAACGTGGCTCAAACTTGTCACTCCGTTGACTGACCATGGCAGGTCAAAAGGATCGTCGTTCCATGACGATTGATTTTTTAAATTGTTATGCGTTACTATTGATTTGTTCATGTTAAATCTCCTAGACAGAGTTTATGTGAATGTCCCTGGGTTGGAAGTTCTTAAAGCGTCTTCTAACCCAACTTAAATGCTATTATATCTTAAACATTTAAGTTATGTCAACTGAATTATGTTTCTTTGGATCCATCTTAAAATTCTCTACTGCGTTTAATACAAACTCCATCATAGACATATCCATATTCATGGCTGCCATCTTGGTATACTTCCATAGGGGGATGGACATCTTTATGTTAAAAGTCTTATATGTTTTTTCTTCTTTGTTCATTTTATACCTCTTATGCTTTAGTTGCCAAAATGCTATAGTATTACATATAATTAAATAATGCAAACTAAAACGCATAAGATTGTGAGGTTATGTTGATATGTTTTTTGATTTTGATCTGGGCAACGGGGGGAAGTTAGGGCATAATGGATTGAAGTAGCGTTTGGGTACTTCGTGTACCCTTCACGCAATGAATTCGCGAATGATTATCTGTCCGCCAAGATATGTTAATCATTCTGTTTAGACCGGACACCTTGTACTTGGTGAAATACGGCAACGTGTCCATACGATGGTGAAATTATATCATGCAATCTCAAGATAACAACCCATGCCTATCTTTAAGTTTACATTATCTTGTAGGGGAGGCATCCCTATGAGCGTTGACGCAACTGTAGCGACATGGAAACTAGACAAATCACAAGTAACATCCTCCGAAAAACTATTCCTTCTTTCTTGCGCTGATCGCGCAGGTGAATCCCATGAATGTTGGCCATCCATAAAAAGACTATCTGCAAATACAGGATTGGAGAGAAAAACAATAATGAAGGTTAGGCAATCTGTTATAGGCAAAGGGCTTGTTGAGTACACGGGAAGCTTCCAAGGAAAAACAAAACTAATACCTGTAATGAGATTAACTTATGTTGACGATAGTGTTTCAGAATTAAGCAGTACCGAAAACGGGACTGTTAACAATAACAGTCCCAAAAACGGGACGGGTAACAGTCCCAAAAACGGGACTGCTAAACAGTCCCAAAAACGGGACACTGAACCTAAAAGAGGGAACCTAAAAGAAGAACCTAAAAGATATATACCTTCAAAGGATTCTTTTGGGATTACACAAATGCTAGAAGACAACCCTCACTGCATACCGGAAACAATGATTGTTGACTGGCTAGAAGTAAGGCGCGTAAAGAAGGCCAAGATCACATTGACCGCCTGGAATGCCACGAATTCAGTTCTTAAAACCCTGGTTGACCTGGGGTTGAATGCGGTTGAATGCTTTGAGCACATGGTTGCCCGTGGATGGCAGGGTATCAAGGCATCTTACTTTCAAGATGAAATAAACGCTCTTTCACCTTCACCTGGACAACTTAGCAAAGAGCAGCGTTCTGCAAATGAACTTAAGACCAAAGAAAGAGAGCTTAAGGCTCAGGAAGAAAAGAGAAAGGAGATGGATGCCGCGAGAAACATGGGGAATGTCATTGGAACCATTAGGTCAACAATGGGATTTAAGGAAGCATCTAAGAAAGCAGAGGAGGAAATGAAACGCCTTGGGATAAATGAAAATGAATATCATGCCCAGGTTTTGAGACAAGCAAGAGCAGGATGAAAATTTTACGTAAAGGACTACTTAGCTAAATTACTGAGGAAAACATATGGCTAAGGTTTCGGATATTGATAAAAAAAGAAATAGAGATTTCACCGAAAAATGTATTACTGATCTTTTTTCTACAATTGTTGGTGTTTTCCCGTCAACAAGGTCTATTTTAAAGACAAAAGCAGATTTAGATCATACAAAAAGCATCTGGTTTTATGGGCTTTTTGAAGCTGGAATAATCGATCATCACTATGAATTAAATTTTGAATTATTTTACAGAGGGGAAGATTCTTTGTACTTTTTAAAACAAAGATTCATGCCTAGCTGCGGGCAATTTATACACCTATGTCTCTATGGATTGGAGAAAGATGAACCGGACGATACAACAATGCAAGACGATACTGTTTAACCTAGGAATAAGGTTTGGGATATCACCAGTCCTAATTTCCAGCCTCCTGTTGAACGATCTCGACAAGAAGGACATGATGGATGGGTCAATTGGGATCGTTGAACTAGAGGCCGCTATGGAGGTTTGGAATGGCAATGGGTTTCCAGACTACGTAGGAAACCAAAAGGAAACCCTAACCCCGAAAAACCCAGGCTTTTCAGGGGTGGAGTTGCGCCTCCCCTTCACCCCGTGGTCAGCCGAAATTAAGGAGCAAGTAGATGGAAAAAAAAATGGCATTCCAGGAATGGCTAGAAGACGCAAAATGGTTGCTGCCGCCAAAGATGACAGCACTTGAAGCATTTATGCTGTTTGAACGAAAAACCAAGGAAGAAGAGGAGATGGTTCTTGAGATTGCAACGAATGCCCCAAAGACCGCCGATACCATCCGAGGCTAGCGAACAAAGAGCAATCGTGAAGTGGCTAAGCTATCACCCGGTTCTTCGTGACTACTTTATGCATATAACAAACGAAGGGAAGAGAAGCCCTGTTACCGGACGACATCTTTTGCAGTTAGGGCTTAAACCCGGTGCTTCCGACCTGTTCATTTATTACCCAACTAAGGCCTACCATGGATTGTTTTTGGAAGTGAAGCGGAACAAAAAGTACACTCCTTCCGAAATGAAAACAGACAGTTGGATTGCACAAGAAAAGTTCATCGAAACGGTGAAAAAGGTTGGCTTTTGGGGAGAGTTCTGTTATGGTTTTGAGTGTGGCATGACAATTATTGAGAATTATCTCCTTACTTGATTGTTCATTGTTAACTTCCTTAGAGTTAGTCGCTCCTAGCAGTAACTTCTTGGGGTGTTCCGGCACCCCGTGAAGCCTAATATCCGTAATGCTTTAAGATTATGGGAATTATGACCCCTGATAGTATCAATCCTAGTCCTGCATTCATTTTCATGTTTATTCTTCGGCTTAATATTTCAAGCATCCTGGTTCTTGCTTCGTGGTCTACATAGTTCTCTTGTGATTTGTCCATTGTTCGGGGGAAGTAAGGATACGTGCGTACATGGGTCACTTCACTTTTAAAACAGGCCTGCATCCCTTTCCAAATATGGGCTACAGCCTTTTTTTATAGAAATAAATTTGCGATTTAGATATACCCAATTACGCAACGGATTGAAGCTCCTCATTTCTGGATTTGAACAAGAATTTATCCCTTGTTGCGAATAAATCGGCAGGGAGACACGCTAAATCATTGTTATCTCCTCTGGTAGTCGATTAAATTATACGCAATTAATTAGGCATGGTGCAATTTAATTTTTATGTGCTAGTATTTACTTAATAAAACCTTAAGGATTGGGATGCCAAAGTTTAGCCAGGAGTCATTTAGCAAGTTATCTACATGCCATGAGGACTTGCAGGTGCTTTTCTTTGAAGTGATTAAGAGCTTTGATTGCATGGTTCTTGAGGGACATCGTAACCAGGTTGAGCAGGACTTGGCATTCGAGGAGAAGCGTAGTCAATTGCAGTGGCCTAATGGAAAGCACAATTCCCAGCCTTCTATGGCCGTTGATGTGGCGCCTTATCCGATAAATTTCGCAAACACTAAACGGGAATATTGGTTCGGTGGCTATGTCATGGGAATTGCCCAGAGACTCAAGGATGAGGGCAAAATGAGCCATTCAGTTAAATTCGGGGGAGATTGGAACCGAGATGACAACATAGACAATGAGACGTTTAGGGATCTGAATCATTTCGAACTTGTTGAATAACGCTAAGGACAGCAATTGAAAGATTACCATGTACATACACAAGCCACGCGATTACTGACCCAGCTTAATCCATTCCCAAAGAATTCACGCACACATTCCGAAGAACAAATAATCCAAGTTGTTAAATCAATACAAGAGTTTGGATTTACTAATCCAGTATTGATAGATGACGACAACACAATTATTGCGGGGCATTGCAGGGTCTTAGCTGCCAACAGGCTTGGCATTGTTCAAATACCTTGCGTTGTACTGGAGGGGCTTACCGAACAACAAAAAAGGGCTTATGTCATTGCCGATAACAATCTTGCTTTGAATGCTGGATGGGATTTGGAGATGCTGGCCAGTGAATTGAAGTTATTGCAAGATGATGGATTTGACGTGGGTCTTACAGGGTTTACAGATGAGGAGATTCAATCGTTAACGCCACAGGTCATGGGTGTTGGGTTGACGGATGATGATGCGGTTCCCGATGATCCTGATCCTATTACTAAGCTTGGTTATTTGTGGATACTTGGTGAGCAAAGCCTATTGTGTGGCGACTCTACGACTGTGACGGATGTTGATAGGCTACTTGGTGGGCAGAAACCAAATACCATGATTACCGATCCTCCTTATGGGGTTAAACTTGATATGTCATGGCGCAATGAAGCCCGTGGCGGAAAGAACAACGAAAATACCATTCAAAACGATGATAGAGCAGACTGGCTTGATGCTTATGTTTTGTTCCCGGGTTCAATAGCATATGTATGGCACGCATCTTTGTTTACCGACATAGTAATGAATAATCTTAGGGACGCAGGGTTTGATGTTAGGCAGTCTATTATTTGGAAAAAGAAACATCTTGTTTTGGGGCGGTCAAACTATCACTGGCAACATGAGCAATGTTGGTATGCCGTTAAAAAGGGCTCTAACGCAAACTGGAAGGGAGACAGAAAGCAAACCACAGTCTGGGATTGTGCGTCCCCTAATGCTGCAGACTCTGGAAGCAAGGACGATAAAAGCAAACACCCCACGCAAAAGCCCGTTGAACTATTCATGCGCTCAATCATGCATCACACCAATCCTGGGGAGTATGTATACGATCCATTTGCGGGAAGCGGCACAATAGCAATAGCTGCTGAAAAGAGCGGAAGGCGTGCATTAATGATGGAACTAGACCCAAAATACTGTGATATTATTATCACACGATGGGAGCAGTTTACAGGCAAAAAGGCGGTGTTAGATGGAGGGTCGTAATCCAGGAGGCCAACCAACTAAGTTTACTCCTGACCACAAAGAGAAACTTCTTACAGCAATAAGAAAGGGCGCACCCTATGAACTTGCGTGTAATTATGCGCGAATACACTACAATACTTTCTTAAAATGGAAGGCAATTGCAGAGGAAGAAAAGAGGCCAGAGTATGTGGAGTTCATGGAGGAGTTGAAAGAAGCCCAAGGCCATACAGCCCTCATCTGGCTTGATAAAATCGATAAAGCGATGAACGAGGGCATGTGGACAGCAGCTGCTTGGAAGCTCGAAAGAAGACACGCTAGATATTTCAGTAATCAAGCTGCTATCATAGAACTAAATGAACGTCTTGATAAACTAGAAAAGGGAAATGCAAATGCGCAAGGAAAAGGAATCCAAGAAGGACGCGAAGCAAATGAAGGCAGTGGAACGACTGAAGAAGCTTGATGAAAAACATGGCAAGATGATGGGAAACAAAGTCCTTAAGAAAGCCAAGGGCGATAAATACTAGGAGCTAAACTATGGGCGCTAAATACACATCAAACAAGCCAGACGGCTATATGTCTACTCGCAATAACATCTACTTAGAACGCGAGAGACTTCAAGAGATTCGCACATTCAAAGAAGCAGGGGCAAGTCGTAATCTTCCAGAGCAGAGCAAAGCGAATTACGGCAAGAAGTTGCACTACTAATGATTAGTGACTCCATCGAGCCAATGATAGAGGGAATGCTTGAGTTCTTCGAATCAGAATACATTAACCATGAACCTGAAATGCAAGAGGCACTAATTAACTATGCTAAGGCATTGGCTGTAAAGCTTGAGCGATGGACTACAAGTAAAATAACAAAGGATTGACATGCCGCTATTCAAAGGAGCAAAATCCAAGACTCGAAAAGGGTTTGGTGAAAATGTAAAGCGTGAAATGGAAGCAGGCCGCCCTCAAAAGCAAAGTGTAGCCATTGCATACGCAGAGGCCAGGAGAGGAAAGGCTAAAAAGAAATAAGGACGTTACATGAACACAATCCCGAACAAATGGGTAGAAAAGAAACGCAAGAAGAAAGAACCAGAAACCGCACCCTCATACACCTCAGACAAAACAGACTATTTCGCATACTCAACCCGTAAGCCTGAATCCCGCCATACTCCAGCAGCACGCTCAGGCCTTGTGAAAACCCTACGTGGCATAAGGCGATAAATGAATTGCACAGCATGCAATTACCCGTCTTCCAGGGTCATAGAGACAAGGCAAGATGGCGCATCAGAACAAATAAGGCGCCGTCGTGAATGCATCAAATGTGGTGCACGTTATACGACGCTTGAACACGTTCGGGATGTTTACAATAAGTCATACAAGACCACACCTCCGAGAAAGGTGCTAGAGAAATGATGACAGCCTCATCATTGGCAAAGCGCATAGAATCAATAGAGGACTCAAGGCGCAAGGGGGAGTCCCGCCACATAACAATCGACAATCAAAGGATGGTAATCAATGGACTTGAGCAGGATAAAATCTATGTTCCGACTGCGACCGGTAGTATTGCTCATAGCGACGATAGCTTTGTTAGAGTCATCATGGGCCCTTATGGAAGTGGTAAATCAACGTGGGCAGCAACAGAAATTGTACGAAGATCTTGTGCAATTCCTAGATGGCACGCGGGAAGACGCCGTAGTCGTTGGGGAATCGTGCGAAACACCAGCGGAGAACTCGCAACAACAACCCTCGCAACCTGGCTCGCATGGTTCGAAGACCTAGGAGACGTAAGACGCCGCCAGAAGCCCATAATGACCTATGAGCACACGTTTAACGATGGCCATGGCATCGTAGAGCTAGAGCTTCTATTTATAGCCCTAGACCGTGAAGAGGACGTCAGGAAGATTAAATCCCTAGAGCTTACAGGCTGCTACATCAACGAACTATCCGAGGTACCTAAAGCCGCACTTGCCCACATGAAGGGGCGGGTAAATCGCTATCCTTCAAAGGCTTTTTGCAATGAGCCGTATTGGTCAGGCATAATAGCAGATACTAACCCGCCCGAAGACGATCACTGGATATACAAGGACTTCGAGGAGAATAGTTATGAGCACCATAAGCTATTTAAACAGCCTCCAGGATTGCTTCGATATGAGAATCGTTGGGTACGCAATCCTCACGCTGATAATGCAGACCACCTACCTGGCAACTATTATGAAATGCTCGCAGAGGGTCAGTCCCAAGAATTTATCAAAGTATTTTGTCTGGGCGAGTATGGGTCTGTCGGTTTTGGTAAGCGTGTCTACCCTGAGTTTAATCCAGACTTTCATGCCGTTGAATCATTAACGGCTATCCAAGGACTAGAGCTTAAAATAGCCTGGGACTTTGGACTTACACCCGCATGCGTTGTAATGCAATTAAGCGCCAGAGGCCAGCTATTAGTCTTGAAAGAATACGTGGCAGATGGCATGGGCATAAGGAGCTTTGCAGAGTCAATCGTACTTCCTGGATTGCTCAAAGACTTCCCCTATTGTAAGGTAGGGTTTTCAACAGGCGACCCCGCTGGTAACTCAAGAAGTGAAATAATTGAGGAGATGTCCTGCATAGGTGAGCTAAATTCCCTAGGAATCCCCACGATTTCCGCAAGAACTAACGATATTGACCCAAGATTAGGCTCTGTTAGATACTTCTTGAACAAAATGGTAGACGGTAAACCAGGATTTGTCATTGATAGAAGAAACTGTCCAGTGTTGTTCAAGGGCTTTGTTAAGGACTATGTGTATGCGAGAATTGCTGTTGCGGGTGAGGAAAGGTATAAAGACAAACCAAACAAGAACATGGCTAGCCATCCCATGGATGCCCTGGGTTATGGTTGCCTGGAAATTGCTAGCGATCGCATTGCGTTAGACAAGATGTCGGGCAAAGAAGAAGTAGATTATTTTAATCCAGTGTTTCGCTGGCAAGGTTAGTTAGTGGATAAATTTGACGTTGAAAAAATTTGTTCCTGGGCAGCAGCAATTATATTGTCCGCCATAGTGCTATTCGTGCTATTTGTAATTCCTGTTTATAAGTTCAAGGATTGCAGGAAGGTGGGGCATACTAGGATTTATTGTATATTGGATTTATGAGGATATTTTAAATTGAGAGATACAACAGATTTAGAATTGGCAATTGTCGGTTCAATTATGCTTGATGATACGGATGCTCTTATGGTTGTAACGCGCTTGGAGGAAGGGTACTTTAGTAGTCATTTGGCACAAATTATTTTTAGGGCTATAGCTAAGTTAGTCTCTAGAGACATGCCAGTTGATGCAATATTGGTTTCGAGTATTATCATAAGAGATGACCATGGCCTTGGCGTGGAAGATATTTACGAGGTTGCCTCTAAAGCACCAAATCCTAAAAACATTTCTGCTTATGTTTTTGAATTGATTTGTCATCGAGAAGAAGACGGAACGATAGAAAAGAAACCTAAATTAAACGGAGAACAAGAATGACATCACAATCCCAAATAACACTCGTAGTTGATTTTGCAGGTGAAGGCAACGGGCTTGTCCCTAGAATGTGTCGCCTATACTGCCCTGATAACACACTTGCCGAAGTAGCGGCAGCCGCCTTCCTTGACAACTACCTGCACACCCAGAACATAAGCCTGCTAGATACTGATTTCGTGGCAGCGGTAGCCTCTAACGGCCACCAATGGTATAAGCCCGTGTTTACCGCAGGTTCATGCCAGTTGACTGTGTTGCCATGAAGTTAATCACAGACTTTAAGGACTCGCATTTTGCAATACCTGTCAATCGTATTGACTGGATAAGGATGGAAGATGCTGCCGGAGGCCGTGTTTTGATTAAGATTGGAACTGGCGGCACTGTTCATCATTACAATTACGATGACAAAGAGTCTGGAGAGAAGTTTTACAATGATGTAGTACAAACTTTAGAAGAACTATAAACCATAAGGAGAAATAAATGCTGTTATCAGAAGCACTAGAACAATTAAAATCAGGTGCGCAGTTATACCGCACAGGCTGGAACCCGCAAGATGGTTACCTGGTATTCA